AGGCCTCTCCATCCTCATCTGATGAGACACGGATGTTGAGAGCGTCTATATAATCACCAGCAGGTACTAATCTTTCGTCCAGACTCTTGTTCATTCTGGACCCAATAAAGTTCTTGTTTATAATCATTCTACTTTAACCATTTTTGAGCGCCTCTCATGCTCATAAGGAGTCGCCCTGGGTGAATATTACTAAGTCTTATCTTTGCATTTCTTAAAAGGGTAGACTTATCTTTTTGAGCACGCCTAACGATATACTCCTGCACACCAAACTTAGAGTTCAGTATTGCGTACTTTATATATGCATAAATGTAATCCTCAAACATCTTGTTGAGACTTACGTTAGCGTCTTCTCCGCCCTCCATTCCGTCTGATACGTATTCCAAGACAATAATTTGATCTACCATGGCAGAGCTAAAGCTTACAACCCCGCCTGCCTTATTAATCTTAAATGTAGGATTCACGTTTGCGGTCTCTGTGTTAAGACCGTATCTACCTCCAATGGCGTAATCAAATACCCACTTACCCTCTATATTGTAACCCATAGAACCGTTCAACTTTCCGTCTCCAAGGTATTGGGTTTTTTGTACACCATCGACCCTGTCTCCATCGAGTATGGATGTTCCAATTAAAACATCACCATCCTGATCAAATAAAACTCTACAGTCATTATCTTGAAGGTAACTTTTAGCAAAGTTTGTACTAACATTCTCTGTCAGAGGCATTAATACACCATCCTTATATAATGAAATCCTAACCCAGTTTACATAATCTGGTGGCAGTGTGGCGGTTGCATTGTCGGACACAGATAGCTCTACAATCTTAGTCTCCTTAAGAGCGTCATAATTTAATTCTTGAATTCCACGTTTCGCATGGAATAACACGTTGTATCGCTCGACATTATTAACAAGCTTATCGTTGCCCACGTACATGAGCATAAAGTTGTTTACAATATCCTCTAGCGATATGTATTGATATGAACCCCAATTAGCATCCTCTGGATTGTTTCCATTATTTTCGTAATACTGATATCCTGTTAAGTATGCCATTATCCTTGTTTTTGAGTTGTTTTAACTTCTTCATTTGTCCCTGCTTGGTAAACATCGCTCTCTCTTATTGATATACCTACATAATGAAGTATCTTAGATATAATCCTAGGCTCATCAGATACTGGTAATTCAAAATCTTGATAGTCAGAAGAACCTTGATCAAAAGCTGGCTCACCATTACTTAAATTAGTGTATGTCCACTTAGGATCCTTTGGCTTTCTGATGTATTGAGCTCTAACCTGTCCTACCGCATCAATAGTAGATGGATAAACAGACACAGTCAAATCACTTTGCGTATAAGCTGGAGTGTTTGTCTTTGGAGATGTAAGGTTAGATGCGTTAAGCATTGTTATCTTTGAGTGAGACACCCTCTCCGCCTCTTTTAGATTTGTTGAGGCACTATATATAGCGTACGAATTACCTGAAGATGTCAAGCTAGTTGTATTCAGTGTTAGTTGATCTGTGCCAACTAAGGATAAGACAGTTAGAAACAAAGTTTGATCCCCGACTTGAACCGCTACATAGTCTCCTACAGACACTCCGATAGAAGGGAAATCTTGATTAGAATCGACCAAGGAATTGTTTCCAACAGACACACCGTCTGTCACACCTTCAATAAGAACACTCTGATACACAAGCACCTTATTTAACAAGTAGTAAGGATGACTATTGTTGTCCTCGTTTGGCATATTGTACACATTGGATTGTGTGTTATAAAGGCTGTCTTCAACTGAAAAGGTGTCTATGACCTCTTCAATATTCTTAACCATGTCCGCATATCCGCTACCAGAGACTCTTGCATTCTGCTTAGTAATCCACTCATTATATCTATAGAAATAGTTCTCAAACAAATCCAGCTGAGCTTGCTTTGCGTATAGATTAAAGTCCGCAGGAGATATGTATCCAAAGTTCTGTTTGTTAGCTATAGCTAATACAGTATTCCTTACAGTGTTTATCATCTGTTAATATTTTATGCAAAGATAATAAAAAAAAAGAACCCCTACATCTCTGAAGGGGTCTTGTGTGTTACTCTTTCAACTTATTCTCAAGCATAGACATGAGCTCTATACCATCGTCTGTCTTAAAGAACATAGACAGAGCCTCTACAGCAGTATCACCAAACGGTATGCTTAAAAGCTTTTTCTTATTGGATGGTAGGTTGAAGTAAATATCTTTACCCTTATTCTTTATAAGTAACAACCCTTCAGTAATACAATTTGAAGCAAGCTTCTGTATTTGAAGCATCGGGTCATTTAATGTGTCCAAGAAATCTTGCGGATTATTTCTAGCATATAGACGTACATCTCTCTTCAGCTCAGCTGTAGACATCTTGTCTACATTTAATCCTAATGCTATACGACCAATAGTCTCAAGCATCTCAATATCAAGGTCTCTAGCTGCTACTTGCGCTTCCAATTGAGCATCTAATGTCTCAACATCTTTTGAAGCATCTTTCTCATTATCAATCTCTTCAAATATAGTACCGTTACCTGGGTGGTATGACAAGAACTCCTGTAGTACTGGATTTGTTTTTTGAACAAACAGCATACCATCTTCAAATACAATTGGTACAATAATAGCATTTTGGTCTTGCTCATCCTCAAATGGTGAACTTTGATTTGATGAGTATCTCAGGGCTCTGTTTCTAGAACCGTCAAAATATAGCAGTGGTTTTCTACGTGAGTTACGTGAGTTAAGGATAAAAACGATAGGAGCTTTCTTTCCTTTTAATCGATAGGTTTTGTCCTTAAGGACGTCTGTTTTTTTCATTTTAATTTAATTTAAAGTTTATAATAAAAGGTTGAGGTCGCAATCTGCGACCCCTACCTTATAGTTTAATCTTACTTGAATAAGAAGAAGTTGTTTGCACCTAAAGTACAAAGAGCTCTCTCTGATAAGAAGTGAACCTCCATAGCGTCTAAATCGCTGTTAGAAGCACCACCAGCAGAACCTACGATCCAAGACTTCATCTTACGATCTTCAGTCTCACTAGCTCTATATCTTACGTGTAAGAAAGGTCTCTTAGCGTTTTTACCAAGGATTTGGTCGTAAACAGTAGTAGATCCAGCAGGAACCAATACACCATCTACAGCGCCACCTACAATACCACCACGCATAGTAGCGTCGTTCAAGTACTTCCAGTCAGACTTATAGAAGTCATATCCTCTACGGAATCCAGTGAAACCAAGGTTCAAGGCCATGTCTTTGTCGTTGTCAAACAAACCAAAAGAAGAACCTGAAGAACCGAAGTTATTCTGAGCCGCTAACACGTTATCAATCTCGAAAGAAAGGGCACGGTTCACGAAAAGAACATTCTCCTCGATAGCTCCTTGCTTATCTAAACGAGCAACAATAGCATCGATGTCATCCAAGCTGTCTAAAGAACCAGAGGTAGTGTTACCACCATTCTCGATAGCGTAGAATAAACCTTCAGATCCTTTGTTTCCTAAGTCACCGCCAGCAGCGATAGCGCCTGAGCCAGACTCAGCAGGAACAGCCTCTATCATAGCGGTCTCAAGGTAGTCCTCGAAACGTAATCTAGTTTCATGCTCAGACTTTAAGTACCAAAGGTATCCAGAAGCACCGTTCTCAGTAGTTACCTCAACCCATCCGATCTGAGCCATGTCAGAACCAGACACGCTGTACTTGTCCTTAATGATAATAGGGTTGTTAGACTTGTCGTCAGATGGGGCCTCAAGAGCACCTTCCATTCCGTTAGATCCTTTCTTGAATTCAGAACCGTAAACGAATACGTCTAAGTCAGTGGCGCTATTGTCACCAGCAGATAAGCCAGCAACAGCAGGAAGACCATCAGCGTCGTAGATAGCTACAGTGATAGTATCAGTAGTAGTTCCAGTTATAATTCCTTTGAAAGAAGCAGTAGCAGATGTAGATCCGTCAGAAACCATTACTGTCTGTCCTTTTCTAAGAACGTGACCAGTAATGTTGATAATAACTGAATCATCAGCAGCCACAACAGCATTGTCAAGGGTAACACCCTCGTATTTAATGTGTAGTCTACCTTGCTCAGACCATTTAATAAGGTCAGAGTTACAAGGCATTTCAGCTCCAACCAAACGAAGGAAAGAGCTAATAGATCTGTTACCGTAACGCTCGAATTCCTTTTCGTAAGTGTCAGGTAAGTATTGACTTAAGAAGTCAAAGTTAGTGATGTAAGAACCAGGTAGTGTAACCTGGCTTGGAGCTGGAGTTAAACTCACAGATCCACCTAATGTAAAAGCCATAATAATTTTTTTTTAATATTTAACGTTTTCTAATTTTTAAACCACGCCCGCTATCACTTTCTACAGCACGTATCTTAAACTCGCCAGCAGTTTTCATCTGTTGAGGTGTGCTTCTTGGGTCCATATCAATGTTCTTAGACCTCTTAGT